AAGGATTCAGAATAACCAGCAGGTCGTTCGAGTATTTTCTTAAATGGCGGTTCGCCTTCTGGTAGATCCATTTTAAGGAATGGATCATAATTTAATCTCATAATAGTACGTATAATATGAGAATCATTCTGTCTTAGAATGTTTATTTTTTGGTTTAGATCATTAGCGGCTTCTACCTGATCTAAGATTTCCGAAATTAGTAATTGCATTAAAATTCCTCTATATGCTCAATCATGTTTTTCATTCTATGTTTAATAAAGTAGTCTAGCAATTGACTTCTATCTTTAACCGGGCTACTCACAAAGTTATTTATAATACGATCCTGTAGCTCTTTTGGAATCATAGAAAGATCTACTAGTGTTTTATTACGATGATAGTTACGACGTTCCTCTTCATTAGCGCACGCTAGAAATCCATTTTCTAAGAACTCTTGCAAACGCTTAGAAGTAATAGATTTTTGTCTATCACCATTTACAATCGAGTCATCCGATGTAAGGATATTAGGAACCCCGTCTCCTTTATCACCTCTTACAATATGCTCAATAACACATTTCTCTGGAGATAGTTCCGATGATACGAACTTCTTTTGCACAGGTGAAAATTGTCTTACATGTCTGTAAGTTTGCAGTTGATTAAAGTCATGATCTCCAGAAACGATTAGAAAAGGTTTAGGCTCAGTAAATAAAGCCCCTTCTTTTAAATCGTTATTAACCGACCAGTATACTAATGATGCAATAATATCATCCGCTTCAGCATCTTCTACATCTAAAACTTTAAACGGAAAAATAGTTCTAAGCTCTTCTTTAATAAGATTAATAGATTCAAAAATTAATTGCCAATTAAGCCCTGAGTCTTCTCTAGCTTTTTTTCTATTTGCTTTATAGTATGGAAAGACTTGCTTACGCCAGTACTTTCTATTATCACAAGCAATAACCATCTCTCCATACTCTTTACCAAATTTAACTTTATAACTTCTAAGTGTATTGATAACCATATGACGAAGTAAATTAACATCGATATCGATATCACGTCTGTTACCAATCTCTGCCATTAGATTAGAGATGATAGTTTGTGAATAGTCTACTACTAGCATTATTTAATTACTCTCAAAATGATACATTCCTCGTTAAGACGACCATTCATTGCAAAATCTTTAGATGTAAGATCTGAGATAATTTTACGTAATTGAATTTTAGAAGCACTCATAACACGAGCAATTACATCCTTAGGGTTACGACAAGATTTTTGCTCTGACTGATCTGGTTCATAATTCTGCAGCATAGTACCTTTAACCTGAATACCTGAAGTAGAATCGCTACGGTAAACCGCAATACGTTTATACTTAACATTGTAAAGCCATACCTGCGATGCACCTACCATCTCAGCAGGATTAACAGACTTAATATTAAGATCTATATCTTCTTTCTTATATTTTAATTTAGCTACCTGTACTGATGCCGGTTTAGCTTTGCGAACTCGGGGCTTACGATTAGCATTTTTAAATTCTGAATACTTATCGAGATCTTCTACGAAGCTACTCATAAGCTTAACTAACCCAGATAACTTACGTTTACCTAGATTAGAATACCCTTCCTTTAAATCACCATCAGTTGCAGAATAAGCTTCATTAAATTCTACTCCACGTTTACTAGCCCATTCTTTAATAGAACTACAGTAAGGCTTAGGTATATTATGAAGTTTTAAATAGTTATAAAGATCTAATGAAGTGCCTTCTTTTATGTAGCTATCAATAGAGCCTTCTAATTCTCCAATACATTCTTTAGTTTTTTCTTGCATGTAATCTTGAATAGATGGCTTAGGAGCCACCTCTACAACTACTTTTTTACTAGGGTACTTAGCAGCTAATAATTTAGTAACATAGTTACTAAAGTCTGTCTCATGATCTTTTCTAAGGTTAAATCCATTGGTCTTAATACGAGCTAACCAACCGTACGTAGAAATAAACAAAGGATCTGGTACTTCGTCAAACTTAATTGCACTTTTACCAGTCTTATCAAACTCTTTAAGAAAGATCTTCATATAAGATCTAGCGTCCTTCTTATCTTTTTCCATATTATAGAAGGAGAACGCATGAGAAAGCTGCGTAACATATCGATCAGAAGTACAATCTACTTTAGGTTCAATTAATTTACTCATAGGTCAAACTCTATCTTAGTAATTGTATCAAATCGAAACGAACGCCATTCAGCTTTTTCTAGATCAAAGATCGAACATACTTCTTCGTTAACCGCTTTAGTACGCTCGGTTTTATTTTCATATACCGGTAATAGTTCAGGCTTCAGGGTACACTGCATGCTGCGAATAGTATCATCTTTTTTTCTAAACTCAATATTAACTAACGCAGTAGTACGTAATATACCCGTTACCCATTCTCGGAATAACTTTTTTTCTTTATCGTCTGCTTGACTATACCACGTACCTGTTTTATTATACCAGGTAGTATCTTTTACGTCTCTATCCATATCAAATCCTCCAATTAAGCCTTATTATAGTATAAAGATAGACTAATGGCAAGTTACTTATGAAATACCTTATCCATAATTTCTTTAGGTATAGAGTGGATGCGTGAAGTATCAATTACTTTACTGCTTTTTTCTAGACGATTATATAATTCTTTACTCCAATTTTCCTTATCAGCAGCAATAGGAACTTCATCCTCAACTGTAGGTTCAAATACAGTACGTTCAATTGGACCTGGTCCAACCTCTATTTTTTCTTTACGATAATTTTTTAAAGAGTAGTTAGACGCTATAATTAGTAAAATAGCTAACGGATCAAATACTATAACGATTAAGATAATTACTAATCGTACAGCCCTCTCCAGCATATTAGTATCTGGATTATCACCGTAAAGAAAAGCAGCAATATATTTTAAAGGACCGACTTCTGCTTCTACCTTACGAAGCTCTGAAGCGATAGGGGATCGTTCTTGATTAAGAACGCTTATATGTTTTTGAGCTATGTCGATTTCTGAAAGTAATCTAGCTCGTTCTTTTTGTTGTGTGCGGCGTAGATTAACTGCTTTATCCGCACCGTTAGAATCTGAAGACCTATTCATAACTTGGTCTACTGATTCATCCATTTGCTTTAGGGACTTACGACTAGTATCGATATTTTCTTTTTCGATACTAATCTTCTCATCTAATAATGTAACCTTAGCAAGAACATCATTAGACGGTACAGCTTGATCTAAATGGGCTTTGGAAAGGTACCCAAAAATACCCATAGACGTAATTAAGGATAAAATAACTACTGCTATAATAAAATAATATTTTAAATAGCCAGGCGCCTCTTTCCAGTTTCTATAAATCCAAGATGCAGTAACGAGCTTCGCTAACTCTAACGAAGCCCCCATTACGGCAATTGGAATAGGTGCAGAGGCAAATATTGCCATAAGACCTATTACAGAGAAGTACGCTGCTACTGCCGAAACGGCTAGAGCAGAAAACATAGTTAATAATATAATTGTCATAATTTAATATGGGATCGATTCACCTTTACACTGATCCATGAATTATACCATAGATCTTTGTTTTCTAAAACTGATCTGGTAAATTGCTCTTTCGCTTCTAGATAGTTACAAGTACCTTTATTCTTACACAGATGAATTATCTCTCTGGTGTAATTATCTTTACCTGTAAGAAGAATCTCTTCTCGTAATTCTTCTGACGATGACCAGTAATCTTTCCAGTCAGATTCAGCTTTGTAACGTTTACGAACTTTATTGACTTGCTTTCTTTTTATACTCCAGAATAACTTTTTACCAATATATCTTCTGCCACTTGATTTATTAGTTATAATGTAAACAAACCCATAATGCTCACCCGGATCCGTGAATGGTTCATTATTGTATAACCATTCATTCGTCGTCATCTATATCGTCTTCCTCGGCTTCAATAACCCCACCACAAAACGGGCAGAAGTTTACTTCATAATATTTTTCATCTAGATTGTGTTTAACTTTAAAGTCTGCATCGCAGCTATCACACTGATAAGATTTCTGCATTATCTTTATTCTTTTCCTTTTCTGCTTCAGCAACACGCCGTCTAAGCGCTGAACTACTATACGGGTGATCTCTTAAATGGTAATGAATTTTAATATTATTATCTAAGCACCACTGTTTACCCGTAAAGTCCTTTGTTTTATACTCATCTCCAAGAAAACGAATATCGATATGTTGAGTTTTTAATACGTTAAGAAGATCTTCTTCTGTTGTATAAACGATAACTTCGTCAACATATCTACATGCGGATACCTGAGTAAATCTTTCGTAAATAGATTGTACCGGTTTATTTTTAGTAAGCGGTCTGTCTATTGTGGGATCTGTTTGTATGGCTACAATAAGATAGTCACACATTCTTTTCTCTTGCTTTAACATAGTTACATGACCTGCATGAAACAGATCGAACGTACTACAATTAAATCCAACCGTTTTATTATCTTTCATACTTGTTCAACCTCAATATTACATTTTTTAAGAAATTCAATGCCTGTATTTTCTCTATATGTATGCTTGTAAAAAACTTTATTAATACCTGCTCCGTAAATTAACTTAGCACATTCCATACATGGTGCATGAGTAATGAACATACTTGCATCTAGACCTGACTCTGTCGTACGCGCTAACTTAGCAATAGCATTAGCTTCAGCATGAATAACTTCCGGTTTAGTTTTTATTTCTTCTTTACCGTTTTCATATCTTACTACTACCTCTTCGCAGGTATTATCCCAACCAGCTGGCGTACCGTTATAACCAATACTAATAACTCTATTATCTTTTACTACAATAGCACCAACCTTGAGTCTCACCGCAGATGAAAGAGCAGCATACGTCTCTGCTACTTTCATATGAGCGTTAATAATATTTCGTTTCATTATTAAGCAGCCTTACCCCATACATCATTCCAGTCGCCCGATAGAGCTCCTTTGGCATAATCTGTTGCCTTATTCTCAAAGAAGTTTGTATGAGTAGGTGCGTTAATCATCTCTTCTACCCAAGGTAAAGGATTCTTCTTTACCTTCATAATACCTCTAAGACCTAAGCTAATTAAACGACGATCAGTAATGTATCTAATGTACTGCTTAACTTCTGCAGCTGTTAAGTTATTCATCGGGCTAATACCAAATGCTAGATCAATAAACTTATCTTCTAGCTCAACCATTTTTTCTGCAATAGAATATATTCTACTCTTAAGGTCGTCATTCCAGATCTCTTTATTCTCTTCAATATAAGTACGGAATAGCTTAATCATAGATTCAGCATGTAGTGTTTCATCTACGATAGACCATGCAATTATCTGACCCATACCCTTCATTTTACCATTGCGTTGGAAATTAAGTAACATGATAAAGGAACTAAATAGTTGCATTCCTTCGGTGAAAGCAGAGAATACTGCAATATGAGTAGCAGTAGAAGCCCTATCGCCATTCTGTGAGCTAATATCAAGAACATAATCATGTTTATCCTTCATTTCCTGATACTCTAGGAATTCATTGTATGTTGTTTCAGGTAATCCTAATGTCTCAATTAAATGGCTATATGCTGCAACATGCAATGCCTCTCTTGCAGCAAAACCTAATAACATCATACGTACTTCTGGTTGTGGGAAATACGGTAAATAATTCTTTACATACCCACCCGCAACATCAATATCCCCCTGAGTAAAGAATCTAAAGATGTGAGTTAAGAATTGCTTCTCTTCACTTGTTAGCTTCTTCTTCCAATCTTTTACATCTTCCATCATAGGAACTTCCGTATGCAACCAATGGCTTTGTTCATGTTTAAGCCAGGCATCATACGCCCATGGGTAGTTAAATGGTTTAAATGAATTACGCTCGTCTGTTAAACTGCTATTAACTTTTTTAATCATTTTATTCGCAGGCTAAGCAAGCCTCTCCTTCTACGATAGCTTTCATGTCTAGTTCCTTTATTACGTCTCTTTCGATTCTTCTTGAAACCTTATCTGCCTTACCTATCTTTTCTGATCTGCAATAATATAAAGTTTTAAGACCTGATTTCCACGCTAGATAGTGAACGGCATGTAAGTACTTGATATTTGTGTCCGGTCTAAAGAATAGATTAAGCGATTGGGCTTGATCGATATAAACTTGTCGATCTGCCGCATGCTGTATAATCCATCTTTGATCGATTTCCATGGATGTTTTAAATACGTCTTTTGTCCAGTCATCCAATATGGTGAGATGCTGAACACTTCCATCGTTGGACATAATACTTGACCATACTTCGTTATAGTCCAGTTTAGAGTCTTCTTCACATTTTTCCTTAATAATATTATCTAACCATTTATTTTTATTTAAATGAGAACCTGATAGGGTGTCTTGTCTGTATGCATTAGCACGATACGGCTCAATAGAGGGGCTAGTATTACCCATAATAATAGAACTACTAGCATTTGGTGCAATAGCCATTAGATGACTGAACCGACGATTTGTATTAATAGCATCTGGTGCTTCGCCGCGTATCTTTGAAAGAACGTAATTAGCGTCGTCTAAATGTTCTCTGATGTGTTTGAAGATTTGTTTGTTTCTTCCAACGGCCATAGCGGACTCAAAAGGTATATTATTCCGTTGGAGGTAAGCATGATACCCGAGAGCACCCACACCAATACTACGCTCCCGAGAAGCACTGTATACTGCTCTAGAGATAGTAGGAGGAGCATTATCAATAAAGTACTGAAGTACATTATCGAGCATCTCTGCCACGTCCCGTAGAAAAAGTGTATCGTTTTTCCAATCATCATAATACTCCAAGTTTACAGAAGATAAGCAACAGACTGCTGTTCTCTGCTTATCGGTTGGTAAAATAATTTCACTACATAGATTAGACTGCTTAATACTTAACCCTAACTTCTTTTGAAACTCCGGCATCATACGATTACTAGTATCGATAAAGTGAATGTATGGTTCCCCTGTTTGCATTCTAAGGTCAAGAATACGCTGCCATAGCTCTCTTGCCGATACAACTTCTCTTACTACACCTGAGTGTGGGTCTTTAAGTTCCCAGGAATCATCAGCATCTTTATCCTGCATGCACTTTTCTACAACATGCATAAAGTCATCAGTAATATTAATACCGTGATGTAGATTTAGAGTTCTCATATTAGGGTCGCCTGTTGGCTTCCTCATCTCAAGGAACAATAAAATATCAGGGTGACTAATATCGAGATAAGCAGCGTAACTACCTCTACGGGTCCTACCTTGTCTATACGCGAGACTTGAAGCGTCATAAGTGCGCAGATGAGGCATGATACCAACAGACTTATCATCGGCACTACGAATACCAATACCAATTCCAACGCCACCCCCTAGCATAGAAAGCCAATTAACCTCTGAAAGTGTATTTACCAACCCTTCTGCGGAATCATCTAAGAAAGGTAAAAAGCAAGAAATAGGCATGCCACGAGCTGATCTACCAAACGATAGAATAGGGGTGGAATAGCTAAGCCAATGCTTAGATGAATATTCATATAATCGCTGAGCATGCTCTGCATCACTACCAAATGTTCTTGCTACGTATGCAAATCTCTCTTGTGGACTAGATTCGCTTTCCTTCATATACGATTCTTTTAATCTCAATAATCCTAATGTATCGAACAAAGAATCGCGAGAATAGTCTACCGTTATACCATGTACTGTATTCATTCTTAACTAACCTAAATTGTTTTATTTTTTGTAAATGTCTTCGTGAATAGATTTTTGAGCTCTGTACCACTCTTGCCATGCATTATACTTTTCTTTTAATTCGTAGTATTTACCTGCGTTATCGTTGGCGTTATCTATTAAATCACTAAGCTGTGGGTTCTTACTTTTGTCTAACGGGGTCAGATTTCCTGCCGGCTCCATAAGAATATCTGGAACAGCAGGAAACTGTATTTTAACTGGGACTGTTGTACTACAACCAACTAATGATAAACTGAGAACAGTTGCTAAAAGTAATTTCATTTTGTATCCCCTACTCGTTTGTCTTCAGTAGGTTCTGCAACCGCTTTATTATATAGATCAATAGCAGTATCGCTTAATTTGCAATCGGCATTGATTACTTCTTTTTGTATTTGTATTTCTCTTTTAACTACCTCAACCTTTTCTCTTACTACTTTTACTTTAGTTACTACTTTTTGTTGTATGACTGTGTTGACTTTACCACTTTTAACTTCTGCTTCTGCTACTTTTAATTCAAGTTCTTTTACTCTAGCAAGCCATTTCTCTTCTACAGTACTACCACCAATATACCAAACACTAATAACCGCAGTAAGAATAGATAATACTTGAAGAGGTAATTTATAATTATTAATAATAGGTATTGCACTGAGGAAGTAGGACAGCCCTATACCTACAATACCTAACACTAAGGTTGCATAAAATATCCAGGCAGGTAAAAAATCTATAATCCACATCGTCGTTTATTTATTCAGGAGCTGGTGTTAATTCAGCTGTTAAAGGAAATATTTTTGTAATAGCTTTTGCACATTCATTAGCAATTAGAATATGTTCTTTTTGTGTACCATTTGCAGCGCGTAATTGTATATAGTGGATCCAGGATCTCAAGGTACCATTCATATACATTCTAGAGGAAGTAAGACCTTCCGGTAGTACTACTCGAGCTTGTTCTTTAGCAATTCCGTTATCAATAGCCCATTTATAAGCATTTCTAGCCTCAGCAATTAAATTAACTTGCTTAATATACCATTGTTGCTGCAGCTCCCTGTCTTCAGTTTCTATACTGTTCTGTCTATTTTTGGTGTCT